GTCAGTTAATGCTGAACCACCAAAACGCGTTAAATCCAAATTGACGACTTCATGACGCGCAACACCCACTTGCTTGGCAATGTGTTTTGCTGCGGCTAATTCAGAAGAGTGACGTTGACCATAGCCTACTGATAAAGCATAGGGTGTGTATCCCAAATCTTTAGCGAGTGCTAAGACCGTGGTGGAATCTAAGCCACCAGAAAACAAGATGACTGCTGGTGCTCCAGATCTGCGGGGTGCAAGATTCTCAAATGCGGCGGACAACTTAGACATGGGGTTTGGGGAATGATTTACTTGGTGGCAGCAAGCAATTGCTGTGCATCTTTGGCTGCTTCAGTATCAGGATACTTTGCAACGATCTCGCTAAACGTTTTCTTGGCAGCCGCCTTATTGCCACTCTCTAATTGAGAGTTGCCCAAGGTCACCATTGCGGCAGGAACAGTGCCTATGCTGGACACATCATAGATATTGCCGCCACACACCGCGAACATCTTAGAACTAGCGGCATTCTGCCAAGGCATAAGCGTATTAACGACGTTAGACGGCATACCAACCGCCCAAGCCTGAGAGCCGCGCCTAACACGAATGTAGTCCAGTTGAGGAAAGACATTCTGTAATAGATATGCCGTTCCCTCGGGAGCTTCAGCCATATTCGCGCCAACATACCAGCCCTTTGTCGGAGCCGGTAATTGCGCTGTTTGAGCTATACGGTTTTTACTGCCAGCGGCTTTATCGCGGAAAGGCTCTAGCCTCATGGCGGCGTATAACTCATTTGACCAGGCCAAAAGTTATCTGGATTAACCGTGTAATCGCTCGTCGAGACAATGCGCTCGTTATTTTGCTGACCAGCATTGCGATCAACGGATAATTCATAAGCACGAAATTCTTCAGCGTAATCGAGGCCCTTGGCGCGTTTCCATCGCCAAATAGCGCCTTTCATAATAATATCTTCGTCAATTTGAGACGTATCAGTATCAGCAGACCATGCCGTGATATAACTGCCTGTCGTCGTCTGATAAATCCACGCTTTTGTGAAATACCAGAATTGCACCACTTCGCCAGAAGCTAGCGCAGGCCAAATTTCCAACTCACCATTGACAATGCGCCATACTGGAAAAGCAGGATAGGCAGGCAGCGCCTTCATTTGATTAAGCCACTCATCATTGACGGGGCCAATCAAGGGGATAGTAGGACGCGCTAAACTAATTAACGCGCCCATTGGTGATTTGTCTGAAGGGCAAAGACGCATCCAATCAGAAGGCAAATTCCAAAGGGTTGTTGCGCCGTCACCTGTAATTAAACACTGATTTTTGAGATTATTCCAATCATATCGCTCTAATAACTCTCTGCCCGTATCCTGGGCAAACGCCACCATTTGCAATACGCTCTGATCTGTAGAGGTATAAGCCTGTGCGGGCGTCGTTCCAAAGCTGCACCTTAACGCTGCTCCTTGGACAAGAGTAAGTAAACTCATCAATCAGCCTTTGCTGGACGACCTGGGCTACGCTTTGGCGCTTCCCGATCTATTTCATCAACACGCTTTGCAAGCGCTTCTAATTGCTCTCTGAGGCGTTCATTTTCTGCCGCTAACTTTGTAGCCAGCGCGCCGTCTTTGGCTTGCGCTAGCCATGCTTTAGCTTTCTCGCGCCAGATACGACCATCAGCTATGCGATTAATATTCGCATCAGCGATATTTTGCAGACCCTCGACCGAAAATATGCCAGCAGCTTCAAATTCAGCGATTTGAACAGGGCTTAAAAGCGGCCATTGTTTTAGCGGCGTCCCGTCAATATGCTTTTCTGTTTTTTTAGCTTTCCAAGCCTCATACTGAACTGGAAAACGCTCTTTAATCGAGCTATCGACAGGATGGACCGCGACGTTAAACATGTCGCCTGCAACAATCAGTCGAACCCGCTCTTCCTCACGAAACTTAGGAACGCCTGCTTCCTCTGACGCTTTGGCATCAGCAACAGGCTCAACAAAGAATATTGGCTGAACGCCCTTATTCATTTCAGAATAATTAATACCACCAAATCCACCGCTAACCGTTGCAAATGGATCACCTACACCACCAAGATAATCGTCCATATTTCACCTTTGGCCGTTGAAAAGCCCATAAAAAAAGGGGAGCAAAATGCCCCCCTCTTTGAGTTTAATAGTCAGCTATTAGTTAGTTTTATCAACGATAGGCCACCAAAGCGCACCAATCGTGTATTGCGATGTGGTCATGGTGACTGACGTTCCCGTAGCGGTCGCATTAGCCGAAAGGGTAATGGTATAAGCGCCAGGAACACCGTTAATTGAAACAATGGTGCCAGAAACGCCAGTGCCGCTGATTGCCTGGTTTGGATAAACGCCAGATACGTTTGAAATGTTCGTCAATGTTGGCGAACCGTTCGTTGTATTTGCCGTAAACGAGCAAGTCGTCCAGGTAATTGTTACGCCTGTGCCGGTAGCAGTAGCATTAGCAGAACCACCAGACACCACGTTGCCAAGCGTAATGGTCGAGCCATTAATCGCAGCAATATAAGCGCCGGCAGGAATACCAGTGCCAGATACGCCCATACCGATCTCAAGACCCTGGTTAGATGAAACAGACGAAATGCTGTTAGAGCCAGAAGTCGTGTTAGCGGTAAACGTGCCGGTTGTCGCGCCAAAGTAAAGACCCTGTAGAGCCTTTGACGATGTCGTTGCAGACGATGGCGATTTTACCTGGCTTGCAGTTGACGTTGTTTCGCCAAGGCCAGCAACGACCGATGACGAAGCAAAGTTGACAAGCGAGAAGCCAGCGCGCTGAACCCAAATGCCATAAACGCCCGCTGATGGGAACGTGTATGACCAGATGTTGCCGCCGTTGGATGCAGAGCCAGGATCGCCATAACGACCGTTCAAGAAGAACGTGCCGACGTAGTTTCCGCGAATACTGGCAGACGTCGTAAGCTGGTAAGCCTGCCCCGTGTTGTCTACACTGAGAACGTCACCCTGGTTCAAAGTCAAACCAGAGGTAGGCGTAAAGTAAGCGTAAACAAACTCAGCGCCAGCGTCACCGCCGACAACCTCACCTGGACGGAAAGATGGAAGCGGCCCCACCTTGCCTGTTAGATCAAGCGGGCCTTCGGGCGCGTATGTGCGCGAGCCGATTGCCTCATATTGAATTAATGCAATTGCCATTATCCTATCTCCTTATTGCCAGAGGACGGCTTGAAGTGAAGGATTGGCAATCGTGAGATTACCGGCCCAAGCCATGATGCGAACAATCGCGTCCTGGTTGACGTTTGCGCGATCACCACCAACGACCTTAAAGTTCCGCGCCGCATGTGGGCGATAGAACAGATAGTCAGAATTGATGAAATACATCGTATTTGATGGGATCTGACCGTTTTTACCGCCATCGAGAACAACGTCCACAGACTTGCCTGCGCCGTAGTATTTCAATGAGGTAAAGCCGATGCAAGCCGAACCTTTGTCGTCCGTGATACGCTGAATAGCCTGCAATGAATTGAGGTAAGCAAGATAATAGTTGTTATCCGCTACGATCAAATCAATGCCGTCGCTGTTACGCTTCAACTGGATTGACGTAGAGTTCATGTAGCTCTGAATATTCGAGCTTGTCACGACGCCACGGCTATCCGTATTCGCGTTTACAGCTACGTTACGCCACCAAATCTGTGAAGAACGATCAATGCCGCCAACAACGCCAGAGGTAGGCGTTTTAGAAACAAGCAATGACAGACCGTTGATCTGCTTGCCACCCCAACCAGTGCCGTCAGAGTAAACAGCAGCACTCATCTGGTTCCAAAACGTGTCTTCAGCCGTATCTACGCGGGCTTCGATGAGGTCAATCATCTCTTCCTCAGAACGGTTTTGGAGCTCTTCAAGACCAGAAAGAACGACAGCAATTGACGCCTGTTTGATCGGGAAACGAGCAGCCGTCATCGTATCATTCAGTGATACGTTAAGGAACTCGAAGCCAGAGTAGAACATAAACGTCTGGTTTTGAGCGTAACGCAATTCCTGCATAATTTCACGACCGCCACTGAAAGGCTTGTTCTTGCCTTTCTGTTTCAGACGCTCAAGCAAGGCATTGTTGTTGGTGATGTTATCTGCAAGGACGCGGGAGCGATTTTCAAGCGTGGTTGTAACCACATCACCCCAATCGACGCTTGCCACTAAGGGACTAGCCATTGGTTATCTTCCTTTTGTTAGATTAAACGCCACGTTGCGCGTTAAGAGCAGCAATCGCGGCTTCTCGTATGCTCATGTTAGCGGGAGCAGCTTTGTTTCCTGGGTTGAAACCAGGACTAGGCGCGCCGCCAATGGCCTTTGCCGCAGCCTTTGCCTTTTGAACGGCAGCTTGCGGATTAGGCGCTGAATGATTTGTTTGTTGAGATTTGAGCAAAATTGCTCTTGTCTCAGGGTTGAACCAACAAGCTTTTTCGTATGCGTCCTTCAGATCACTGGCTTTCCCATTTTGAAGAAGGATCGCCATATCCTCGCGGACATTCTCGAAATACGCATTGGCTGGATCATTTCTAAAGCGCTCTATCTCGCTAAGAGTTTCACGCTGTAAAAACTTTTCCTCAAACCGTTGCTCTGCTTGCTGGAGCAAGGCGTCAGGGTTTATCGCAGGGGGTTGATAGCCCTGTGATTGCTGCACGTTAGTTCCCGAAAGATCGACGCCATAACGTGCCGCGTAAGCCATTATAAACTGAGCAGGATTAATGCCAAATCGACTGTTCAGTAAATCTACGCCATCAAGGTAATTTGTCCGAAGGCTGTTTTCTATTTTAGCGTAATCTTGAACCGCAGCCGCTAAGGTTGTGCCGTTTTCTTCAGCGACCTCTGCAAACTGCTTTAATCCACCATAGCGCGCAAAGCCTTTATCTACCTCTTGCTCACGCTTGGCTATGCTTTCCTTAACTGTTTCCGGCAATTCGTTAAATGCAGCTTTTGCCGCAACCGACCAACCAGGAGGCGCTTTATATGCGGGTTTCTGAAACTCATCGCCGCTTGCTTGATCTTGAACTTGCTCGTCCTTGACCTCAACAGCTTCGGCAGGTTTATCCTTTGATGCGAAACGGCCTTTATCGTCTCTGCCGTCTTTACGCCCCTGCTTTTCTTCCGGCTCATCGGCTTTGGCGGGTTCAGCATTTGAAACATCATTCGATATTTCGCGCTGTTTATCCCTAGCCGCTTCAATAATTGAACGTAAATCTGTTGGGCTGGACGCGACTTCGCTTTCGCCCGTTGACGGGGCGTCAATAATTTCTTCATCTATCATTGTATGTGATACTTAAAGTTTAATAAAGCTTTAAGATAAGTCAATATTATCTCCTATGTCTAGCTTTCCGGCCATAAAATCGGCAACTACCTGGGCTTCGCTAGAGTAGTGCATAGGTTTATTATGTTTATTCTCGTAGCTAGCCGCAAATAATCCCACAGCCGCCTCATTTGATGGGGTATATATAGGGCTAAAAGTTCTATGATAAATTAAGTTTTTCTCAGGGAATAACTTTTCTTTAAC